ATTAATGTGGTACCAATAGTGGCACTAGTTGTGGTAGATACTGAACCAGTTATGGTTGTATTACCTGATAATAATGAAGTTCCTTCTATTTCTGTATTTCCTGTTACCTTAAGAGTATCTTTAATAGTAGTAGCTCCACTAACCGTTAAAGTTCCACTTACCCCTAGTGTTGACTGGAAATCTGCCGCAGTCTTGGCTATATTACTAACTCCACTAAGTAGTATATTATTAGAGCCATCTGTTTGTAGATAAGCACTACCAACCACACCAGTAGTTGTATTATAGAAAGTATTGTAATATTGAGTAGAAGACCCAATAGAGCCTGTAGCTACAGCGCTTATATCTATATCAAATGATGGAAATCCAGTAGTACCTGCTATAGTAATATCTCCACTTGCTAAAGAACCTCCTGTAGCGTAATAATTAGCATCATCATTAGCTACCCATGACATTACACCAGCATTAGTAGATGATAAAGTATAGCCACTAGATGCTGTTGGATATGCTAAAGGTAGTGTATATGTCTGAGATTCTGTATTAGCCCCTACCTGTAAAGTGGTGAAATAATCCCCTGTGTCATCTGTATCGGGTAAAATCTTAATGTAGCCTGCTGCCGTATCGTTACCTCCAACAACAAGCCCAGTGGTAAATGAAGCTTCAGCTGTAAAGGTAGTAGCTGGAGTAAAGGTGGTCATTGCGTTACTAACTACATCTCCCACACCAGTCATCGACCCTGTTATTTTAGAGTCTATACCAAAACTTAAACCATCAAGATAAAAATTAGAACCAGCAAAAGCCGCCCATCCTAATCCACTGTCAGAGCCGCTATCAGCTACTAATGCATAGCCGTGAGTGCCAGAAGCTAACGCCATTGGTCTACCGCTGAGAGAAGCACCAATAACTGAACCATGTGTGTTTAGCCGGGGAATTGGACCCGCTGCTCGAGAGCGCCATGCATCAGGAATAAATCTAAGTACTGATTCACCCCCTCTACCTTGTGCCAAAATATTCACCTGCTTCCATTGTTAACCTTCTTACGACTAAGTAAAGAAAAAAAGTGGGAGTGATTAGGGCCCACTTCCCTGAGCCCTTTGTTAATTAAACGAATATCTCTATGCGTTTATAATAACTACACCAGACATCGGGCTTGTAACCTTCAGTCCGTATCTCATCGACATGTAAGAACCGACAATTCCGAATCCCGGATTTGCCTCTTCTACAGTCAATGGACGTCTTTCCACGTATGCCATCGGCTTAGTGCTGTTGTCCCACACGAAAATCCTATCAGGAGGACACCATGCGTTAACAACCACGTTAAGACCGAAAATGTTTCCAATTGCTGCCGTAGCGAACGTATTCGCAAACGAACTAACTTCCTCAACAACGTGCGGACCACCGTAAATGCTCGCAGTGGCGCTGATTGCTGCTGTAAAGTCAGCCAAGTTCAAGAGTGTCTTGTAATGCGCTGGGGAAATCATCATGGTGTTAGCATTATAGCCGTGACCACCAATAAGTTCCATAGCGTCTGTCAAGTCACTCAATGCAATTGTTCCAGCTGTTGCGCCAGAAGCAGATGTCATGTAGTGGCCTGTCTGAAGCGTACCAGAAGCTGTTAGACCGTATGAATAGTTACGTCCTACGTTAATCTCAGAACCCTTACCAAGGAACCCACCATAAACATTATCGCTAAAGTCTACAATATTTGCCTCAGTAGTTCCTGATACAACACTAGCACCGTCAACACCCGTTCCGAACGTAGTGTCTAAGATACCAAGCAATGCATAAACAACGTGCTTAGTCATGTGGCGGTCTACCGCCCTGCGTGCCTCATTCAAAGCCATCTCGACTTCATTGAAACGTGAATCTTCAATCATACGACGGGTTACACCTAGTGCCAGTCCCCACTCGCCTACTGAAACTCTCTCGGAGCGCAGATTAGTGTGCTGGTATTTGGGTGTGTTACCCTCGTTGATTTCTTCCATACCCATGGAAGGCTTTGCGAATGTGATATCAATATCACCGCCAGTCTCTGTGGTCATAGGTTCTGTAAACATGCTCAGGGCCGCAAGGTCTGTGACCTTATAGTCCTTGATTGCATCTTTATAGTCTATGAGTACACGTTCCCCAGTTCCACCAGTCACTGCGTAAGCGCCTGTGTTAAGGGAAGTAAGTAGACCGGGTGCTAAATTATCTGATAGTGCTACCATAATAATCACCTACCCTTTAGTGGGTTATCACCTTAGTGAGTCCCGCTGCCGCGTTGTTTGCTAATGTGGTTGCTTGACAGTTTGTAGCGCCCGCAGCATTAGTAGCTATGGTCAATTGACCATCTGTAGTTCCTAACATCATGCCCACGCCAGCCGCTTGGTCATCACAATACACGTTTAAAACAACGCCGTGTCCACTTATGACACTGACAATATTACCTGACGTAATGGTTGTAAGCGCGTATCCAATTGCAGCAAATTCGCTGTCGCCCGAGTTCGCGAGCTTGACTTCGCCACTGGAATTTACAGCTAGTGCATATCCAGCAGTTACATCTTCAGCTGCTATGAACGGTAAGATACGTGCCGGAGCACCACCATCATTCAGTAAAATTTCTGTTGCCATATTTAATTACCTCTTAGTACTTCTGGGTCGATTTTAATGCGCCCAGTTTTATCCATTCTCACTGCAAATTTTCTCTCGGATTCTGCTGGAACAGCTTCTCCCTCGGTGGATTTACCCTTCCCGAAGGTACGTTCTGTTTCCTCAGGTACCGGAAGTGCAGCAAGAGCTTCGCTGAAACCAGTCAGCCTTGGAACATCCCAAGCAATTAGTTCATCGTTGCGAGATTCTTTCTTATCCTCTTCTAAGGTACCGAAAATCAGTTCCTTAGATAGAATTGCCTCTACAACCTCAACCTTTCGAGCTTCGGCTTCTTTAGCAGCTCTCTCTTCCTCAGCAAGTTTAAATTCCTCAATAGTCTTGAGGGCTTCTTCATACTGAGTATTGATTTCTGCCTTTGAAGATGTCATCTCTTCTAGTTGCGTTCGTAGGGACGCAAATTCGCGTTCCACGATGTTCTCCGCTTCGGAGTTCTCTTTAACATTAGGAGTTTCTGTAGTCATATTTTCCTCTTGTTTTCCATCTGAACATTCACATGCTCCGTCTTTCCCACCACAACCACAGTCATGATGTTCGTCCTTTACATGCAAATCACACTCCGTTCCTATTGTACATTCCTCGCAGACAGGGTCCATTGAATTATTATCAATGAAACTTACCTCTGTGGGGCGAATGTTCGTTGCGAACGTATCACCCATCACATCAACGTCATTGGAAAACCAATCAATGCTGACATGAGTTATGTCTCCATCTTTCACTTTATCTATCACTTCTTGTCCACGTTCGTTTTTGTTGTCAACCGTAGCTGACATCCTAACAGCGGACTTTCCATTCTCCATCTCAAACACCTCAGGATTAGCAGCCATGCCAATTAAATCGTCTGGCGTTCTTTGATGGTTGAAATATATAGGTAGCTCGTTAAAAGCTTCTATATTCTTCTTTAATATCTCAGGTTCTATATAAACCTTTTGTTGTATATCATCTTCTTCATACTCATGAGGGCCTGATGTTATAGCTATAACCGGGAAAGTAGCACTTTCAAGGTTACCCTCTTGTGTAAATGATATATTATCTTCTTCTCCTAGAGATAGGGCAAATGTACGTCTCTTTTCATCTTCATCCAGCGTTCTACCAAATGTTCTTTCTACCCCATGTCCATCGGCCCACATGATACACATGTTAGCCGCCATCTCTTTGTGGTTTTCAACACCACGTTCTTTTAGTGTAGAACCTACTGATACTACACACTTTTCATAACTCATGCTCTTTTCCCCGTTGCGTTAGCTGAGGGTTTGTTCCCTCTATTAGGAGCTCGAGCACTTTCTTCTTTTTTGTCAGTACTCTTACCACCAGAAACATTAACATTCTTATCACTAGGACCCTCTGCGGGTGGTGCTGCCATCTTAACAGCAACATCTTTCAGCATATCTAATTCTACCACACCTTCAGGGTCAAGACCACGCTCTTCCCTAACTTCTCCGGGTGATAATACTCCTTCAGATAGATATATCATATCTGTCTTAGCTTTAGTGAATGAATCTTCAACATTAATCTGCCTGAACTTAAATTTAGCCTCACCATCTTCCAGTTGAGGCATCAATTGAGCATTCAGAGCAGCTTCAATCATAGTTTGTAAATATCTAACATATGGTTCAAAAATAGGTCTAGCTTTATCTGGGTCTGTCCACATAGTTTTAGGTACCTTAAGAGCCATATGTATCTTATCTAATATATCATCAGTATATTTACCATACTCAAAAGCTCGTTGGGTTCCTTGTAATTCTTTAATCTCTATATCATTACCGTGAATGATATCTTCACCGGGCGCTAACGAATTGAACGCGTCCACCACTTCGTTAATTTTGTCAGGACCATAAGGCATATCGGGAAGTCCACAAGATATATCAAAGCGAGAAGAAGCATACTTGTTGAGAGCGGCTCCGACGTCTCGTTCTGCATAATCTTTGAGGTCAACCAAATAAAGAATGGGATGGATGTCAGAAAGGCCATAAGCGTAATCATCGAAGGGGTTGTTAAGTAGAGCGCAAATCTCTTCCGGTTCAAAGTGGATATTCTCACTTTCCTCACCTATATCCTGATAGTAGTATTCAATCTGTCCGTGTAAGTTTCTTTGCACAAACATGTTTTGGCTAGAACGAAGAACTAAATTATCTCCGGTCCACTCTAAATATCCTGTTCCAAATATTCTGGCATTACGAACCCAGCCATATAAAAGATTCTCAATGTTTATATCTCTAAACATTTCTTCTATACGTTCTCTTACCTCATCCTTGTCTGTTACAATATCAAAATTGTCTTTGACTGCGTAAAAACAAGGTAGGTCTATTAAACTACGAACAATAGGGTCCGATAGATATACATCCATATATATCCTTGGTTTTCCTAAGTGTTGTTCATACTTCTTCTTTTGCCCATAAGAATAGTCGTTAGTAAGTTTTAAACGCTTAATAACACCTGACCCAAAACTCACTGGGTCATCTTCTTTAAAGGGGGGTGCGCTACCGGTTGTAGCGAATATTCTTCGTACTCTATCTAGAAACGCCATGGCTACCACTTATATAGTATAATCGTAACAGTATATAAAGATTTCGTCACAATGAATACCTACTTTTTGATTTGAAATTATGTCCCTTTGTCCTAAATAAGGAAGCTCCCGAGTGCCTTCCTATATTACTTGTAAGGTTTTGACGAGCAGAATTTTGTCTAGAAGATGCTACTGTAGCTGAACCGGGCAACATAGCTAAAGTGGCGTGTATTCCTAAAACAGAACTATCACAGTAGTCGTCGTGTTTACCATCAGGAGCGCTGATGCGTTCTGTCTTATTAGCTGCATCCATAACATATTGTAAGTCTACATGTTCTCTGAACCACTTGTTAATGATTTTTTGTCCCGGTATATCTAAATGTTCTGGATTGGGCACTCTTACTCTCTCTTGTTGTATGAATGATACATAGTCCCTAAATACTTGTGTTTTAGTTCCTCTGGGTCCTCCTGTAAAGATGAAAGGTATAAAGTGAATCTGGGGTACACTATTAATACACGCTATTCGGAGGTCTTGTTCAATAGCCCCACCAATTCCCGTAGCATCAATAATAACCCGACCAACACCAAAACTGCGAGCAATATCCATAATACGCTTACGCTGATATGGAATGTCGTGCCCGCCAGTTCTAGCGCTAATCTCTTCAATGTAAATAAGCCGTGCCACATCTGAATCATCAGCTTTTTCAGCGGCCCATACGCTAATGACAGTAGAATTAACAGATTTCCCAATGTCAACAGCAACAGTACAATGTTT